CTCTTGGCCGTCGCCCGCGGAAATGGGAAAACCGAATTCGCGGCGAGCCTGCTCATGGCGGCCATGCGGGACGGCTCGACGCGCTTGGAGTTCGCGAGCGTCGCGCCGGATTCGCGGCTTGCGCAGAAGACGTTCGAGCGCATGGCAGTCATGTCCGAGACGCTCGGCGTCTCCGAGTGGAAGTCAACCGGCGGCTCGACGCCAGCGCACCCTGGGCGGGTGAAGCACGGGAACAACCGGTACATATCGCTCCCATGCACCGACAAGGCGCTCGACGGGCTCACGACCCGCATGGTGATCGCCGACGAGGTCGCCCGCATGGAGAAGGCATTCGGCCGGCTGCTGACGGGGCTCGCCAAGTTCCCGACGTCGCAGCTGCTCGCCATCACGACGCCTGACCCCGAGCAGAAAACGCGGCCGATCTGGGGCTACTGGGACGCCCTTGAGCGGGCCATCGCCGACGGCACCCCGTACCCGGCGGGGTGGTGGCCGATGCTGTACGGCCTCGAACAGGATGACCAGGCGTCGGACCCGGCCGCCTGGCCGAAGGCGCACCCGGCGCTGAACGTCATCATCGACCCCGGCCAGCTTGAACTCTCGGCGCGGACGATGCTTGAGTCGGGCGACCCGGCGCAGATCGCCGAGTTCGAGACGCAACTCGCCTGCAGGTACCACGAACTCGCCACGACCGACATCGACCTTGCCGTGCTTGAGCGGCAGATGCAGCCGTCGGACTGGACCCGGCTCCAGGGCGCACCGGCGGTCATCGGGCTTGACCTGTCCCGCGGCGGCTACGGGCCGCAGCTCGACCTCACGACGTTGTGCCTGATGGTCGTGGACGGCGGCGTCATCCGGGCGCGGAACGTCTCCTGGTGGGCCGGGACCGACATGGGGCGCGACGAGAAGCGGTGCAAGCAGCCGCTCGGTGCGTGGGTCGAGCAGGGCTACCTCCGGCGGATGCCCGGCGAATGGCACGATATGACCATCGTGGAAGCAGAAATCGAGAACTTGATGCACCAATTCGGGGTTAGAAAGATCGGCGTTGACCCGCACCCGAGCCAGGCGAAGGACATCAAGCGGTGGATGGATAAGGGCTGGCCGATCGTCCCGGTGGACCAGTCGATCCGCACGATGGCACCGGCGTGGAAGCTCTGGGGCGACCTCCTGAAGTCGAAGCAGCTGTTCTACGAGCCGGACCCGGTGCTGCGGGCGGCGCTGAACTCGGTGCGCCTAATCGCCGACAACGTCGGCAACATCCGGCCGGTGAAGGGCCGCAGCTCCGGCAACACCGACGCCGTGATTGCGGGGAACATGGCGGCGCTGCTCATGGAGCATCACCAAGTCCGCACGGCCACCGGCTTGAGCGCGTCGACTTGTCCTCTCGGATAGTCCGTGTTTGCCGGATTCGCCCTTGACGATTTTGGGCACTTGTGTTCTATGCGACCGTGGGCTTCTTCTCACGGTTCTTCGGGTTCATGTCAGGCGTCGCGATCTACACGCGACCAGAGCCTGTCATGGCCGGACCGGCCGATGGGATTCCCGCGGTCCTGCGGGCCACGCAGCTCATTTCGGCCGACATCGCCCGGCTGACGGTCAACGTGTACGACAACGCCGGGCAGAAGCTGCCGGATCACCCGGTGGCCATGCTGCTCAATCGTGACGCCAGCCGGTGGCAGTCGGGCTATGAGTTCCGGCGCTACACGACCTCGACGGCGCTGATGCACGGCAACGGGCTCGCGCTGATCCGCCGCGGGTCGGACGGGTCGGTCGCCGAGCTTCAGCCGGTGCCCGCGGACGCCATGAGCGCCGAAATCCGCGACGATGGTGTCGAGTACCGCGTCGGCCAGACGGTGCTCGCGCAGGATCAGATCCTGCACATCGGCTGCTACCCGGATCACCTGAACCCGTGCTGGTATCGCTCGCCGCTTGAGGCGGCGCGGTGGACGATGCAGCTGGCGGCCGACGAGTCGGCCGCCCATGCGTCGCTCGTCAAGACGGGCAGCATGGGCAAGGTCGCCATCACGCACCCAGGCGCAATGAGCGACCAGACGGTGCAGGCCATCCGCGACGCCTGGATGAACATGCACGCCACGGCCGACGGCGCGTCGCGCCCGCTCATCCTGCGCGAGGGCATGAAGGCCGAGAAGATCAGCCAGGAGACGTCGGGCACCATGCTCGAGTCCCGGCGCTTCTCGGTGCAGGAAATCGCCCGCGCCTTTGGCGTCCCGCCGGAAATGCTGTTCCAGCAGGGCGGCGGGGCGCTTTCAAGCCAGGCCGAAACGGCGCGGGCATACGCCGACGGAGCCATCGCCGCATGGGCACGCGCGTGGGAGTCGGAGCTCACGCGCAAGCTCTGCGGGCCCGGCGAGACGGTCAGAATCGACACCACCCCCATCACGCGGGGCAACCTCCGCGACCAGGGAATGGCGTTCTCGAAGCTCGTGCTCGCGGGCGTGATGAGTCCCAACGACGCAAGGCATTACCTCGGGTTGCCTCCCGTCGAAGGGCTCGACACGCCGACCGTCACGATGCCAGGCGGCGCGTCGGCGGCCATCGGACCCCACAACGAGGATGCCGAAAATGCTTGAGGTCCGAACAACGACTTTCGAGCGCCAAGGCAACCGGATCGCCGGTTACGCCGCGGTTTACGACGCACCGAGCCACCCGCTAGTCGTTCGCAGCGTCAACGGCGGCAAGCCGTTTACCGAGCGCGTCGCCCGCGGCGCGTTCGACCGGAGCCTTGCCGGGAACATCTCGCTGCTGGTCGGCCATGACCGGCGCGAATTGCTCGCCAACACCAAAAGCCAGCGCCTGAAGCTCGCGAGCGATAGCCGCGGGCTCGCGTTCGACGTCGAGCTGCCCGAGACGCAGCGGGCGAAGGACGTCTACGCGCTGGTCGATTCGGGCGTCCTGTCCGAAATGTCGTTCGGTTTCATCGTCCGCTCCGACGCCTGGAAGGGCATCGAGCGCACCCTCCTGGACGTCGATCTCCGGGAGGTTTCCATTGTCGAATCCGGCGCGTACCCGCAGACGGCCGCCGAAGCTCGCACCTACAGCCGGGCGCTCGCCCGGCTTCGTCTGCGGTACCGGAGCATCACGCTATGAAGCAGGCAGAAATCATCGAGCGCCGTAAGGCGATTGAGGCGGAAGTCAACGGGATTCTCGCGAATGACGAGATCAACGCCGAGCAGGAAGCCCGTGCGACCGAGCTGATGGACGAGCTCAAGGAGCTCAACCAGAAGCGGTCCGCGGCCGAGCTGCGCGAGAAGTTTGCGAGCCACACTGTGCTGGCGAAGGTCGGCAAGGAGAAGCGCGAGCAGGCCGAAGACTGGCGGTCATCGACCGAGTACCGCGAGCAGTTCCTCGGCTACCTAAAGGGCGGCCGTGCGCCGGAACAGCGCGAAATCATCTCGACCGCTTCGAGCAGCATCCTGATCCCGAAGCTGTACGAGGACGGCATCCTGAAGTACCTCGACGCGAACACGGTGGTCCGCAACCTCGCGGACATCCGCACCGGCGTCCAGGGCTACCCGACGCTGCGCTACAACAACCTCGAAACGGCTGGATATACCTCGGCGTGGACGCAGCCCGACACAGGCACCACGGCGCGGACCTCGATCGACCCCGGTTTCACCGAGGTGCCGATCGCGCCCGTCCCGTGCATCCCGTTCACGCAGGTGAGCCAGCAGCTGATCCGGCAGGCCAATTTCGACATCGAGGCCGAGGTGATGGACACGCTCCAGCGCCAGCTCTCGAAGAACCTCGAATGGGGCTACGTCGGCGGCTCGGGCACCAACGCGCCCACGGGCATCTTCACCGTCAACGCCAACGTGAACATCACGACGGCGACCTCGACGGGAACGACCCGCGCTCTCGCCGTTGCCCAGGCCACCGTCGCCAACCTGTCCAACATGCGCTACAGCAAGCTCCCGGCGGCGTACTGGGGATCTTCGGCGTGGATTCTCCCGCAGGACGTGTATGCGTCAATCGCGGGCATCGTGGTGAACGGCGTTCCGATCTTCGTGCCGTCGGCTGACGCGGCGATGGTCGGCGCGGCTCCGTTCACGCTCATGGGCCTCCCGGTGTACGTCACCGAGTACCTCCCGGCGCACGTCGCGACGGCAACCACCGGCAAGAACGTGATTGCGGTCCTTGGGCGTATTTCTGACGGGTTTTCCGTGCGAGAGTGGGGCGGTATCGGGATGATTCGAGATGAAATCACCGCTGCCAGCTCGGCTCGCGTCATCTTCCAGGGCATGGCGTTCGCGAACTCGGCTTTCACCCGCGTGAAGTCGCTGGTGCAGCTCCAGGTCACCAACGCCTGACGGTTCTTCTCCTCCCATCGGCAGGGGCGTCGGGCTGCACCCCCGACGCCCCTGCTTGAAGGAGCACGATGCCCCTGGACCTTGCCAAGTTCCGCGCCTGGGCTCGCATTCCTCACACCGAGGACGATCCCGCCATCGGCATCGCCTGGGCGGCTGCCGTGCGCGAGCTCGAAGAGCGCACCGGCTGGGTGGTCGATCCGGTCAGCCGGACGCAGTACGTCGGCGTGGAGCCAACGAACACGGAGAAGCTGGTACTTCTCTCCCGGCAGCCGGCGACGGCTGCGACGTGCGTCGATGACAATTCGGCCACGATCAACCTGACGCTGGTCACCATCAACGGGCTCCAGTATGCGAGCCTGGACGAGGACGATCTCTCATACCCGCTCATCCTTACCGTAAGCTGCGGCTCAAACACGCTGAACCCGCTACTTGAAATGGCGCTGTTACAGCGTGTCACGCAGCACGTTGCGAGCCGCGGCGACGATACGGTAACCCTGTCGAGTGATTACTGGGACCGCATCTCGGGCATGATGGGGAAGGGGATTGGCTGATGGCGCATGTTCCTTCTGGAATGCTCCGGTACGCCATGACGGTGCAGAATCGCAGCGTCACGACGGATTCCCTCGGCCAGGCGGCGGAAACGTGGTCGGATGTCGTGGTCATTGCTTGCCATGCCGAGCAGATGCAAACGAACGACGTGGTCGATGACGGCGGGCCCGCCATCCGCACCGACTGGCGCATCCTCGCCGCCTGGCATCCTGACGTCACGACCCGCAGCCGGCTGAAATGGGTGGACCGCGGCACGACGCGCTATTTCAACCTTCGAGGCTGTTGGGACCGCGACGGCCGCCAGCGCCGCCTCGAGATCGAAGCCACCGAGGTGGTGCCATGATCCGCGGCCCATCCGCCGGTGCCCGCCTCGGCACCAAGGTGAAGGTCACGGTCAACAAGGTCGAGGCCGCCAAACTGCTCGAGCGCCTTCCTGCCCGCGTCGCCGAGAACGTGCGCCGGCGGGCCATCCGGACGGCGACCAAGCCATACGTCAAGACCCTCGCGACCGTGTGGCGTACGGCCAACTACGACGGAACCGGAATCCACCGTCGCGCCATCGCCTCGGCCGTCAAGCTCGACGGTCCGAGGCGCATGGGCGCTGGGCCTGGCGCTCGGCTCATATTCGAGATCGGCGTTGATTACGCGGCTAAACGGGCCCGCCATCGGCAGAAGATTTGGCATCTGCTTGAGGGCGGTTTCCGGCACAAAGCCAGCGGAAAGCGCGTTCCGGGCTCGTACCGCTCGCTCCGATGGGCCCGCCGATCGGCGCAGGCCATGTTTGAAGCGGTGGCTGATCAGATCATCGTTGAAGCTCGAAAGGCGCTGTCATGAGCTATTACGACGCGCTCACGTCGTTCGTGGACTACGCAGCCGCGGCCTGCGCTACGGCTACTCCTGTCCCGCCGCTCAATGCGTCCATGCGTGTGGCAGGAACGCCGACGCCTGTCGCCGTGTACGACTGCACCTGTACGCCCGTGCAGCACCATCCAGGCACGTTCTCGGGGCATTGGGCCATCGAGGCCACCATTACGGTCATTGGCGACAATCTGCTCGAAATCGCAAACATCGCAGATTCCATCGGCGGATACTTCAGCTCGAACCCCAATTTCACGCCGACAACGCCATCGGTTTCGTGCCGCATCGGCGTCGAGACAATCAGCTTCGCAACCGGTGCCGAGTCGCCCGACGATGGGCAACAGGACGCCGAAAGGACCATCACCATTTCGCTCACTATGCAAGTGAGAGAAGGCTAAGTCATGGCAACGATCATCGGATTTGGCGGATCTGGAACGCTCAATTTCAACGGACTCGGCGCGAATGCATTTCCGGTGAGGAACGTGTCTGTGTCGTTTGAACGCGCATCGCTCGACGTCACAACCATCACAGA